CGGCCTTCATCTTTCTTGGTCTTTGGATTAGGAGCCGGCGGCTTGAGGTTACTGCCGTTCTTGGCATTGTATTCAGCACGACCCTTGGCGGTCATTCCTGCGCCCTTTTCTGTAGGGTTGTAGGTCTTACCCTTGCCAGTTGTCTTGTGCTCAATAGGCTTGTCGTGCTTTTTCATACCTTTTTAGCCTTTTAAGTTACTTTTTAGACTTTTTAGACTTTTCAGCTTCGCGCTTAACTGAATAGGCAATAGCCAGCGCTTGAGCTTTTGGCTTTCCCATTTTCAGCTCTTCTTTGAGGTTTTTCTCAAACGCTTTCGGGGTGGTCGATTTCTTGAGTGGCATCTGATTTCTCCAATTCAACTAAAGTCCATTGGCATTGTTGCAATGCACCATTGATTTGTTGTATTTGTTGCTCCAGCTCGCGGCCTTTGACCATCAAGTCTTGGATTCTTGCGTTAATTAACTCTTTCATGTTTCCTCCACAATAGCACAAATGTCTGCTTCTTGAATGATTTGGTAGTCCTGCCCATCAATTCTGTGGGTTGGCCAGTTCAAATAGTCACCGTTTCCATATTTAATAAAGTCGCCTGGCTGCGTATCAGTCACCTCAGGACCCACCGATACCACGGTTCCCTCATTAAAGGATTCTTTGTTGTTCACATAAATTATGTCGCTCAATACCCGCACTTGGGGCTTAACGACCACTCGATCAAATAGAGGTTTTAGCATCTGCTTTCCTCTCATATTTGCGTTTTGGCTTTAATTCTGCAACTAATGCAGGAAAGCTAATAATTTCCGCTACTGTCGCAAACTCGCCACAGCCTTCGTTTCTGTGACGGTTCACAAAAGCGGGATAACGCCTGCATTGACCCATTTGCTGAAAATCAACAAAGTATTTACAAGCACTACAATTACTCTCAGGCATTTCAACTCCTATTTAGTTGTTATGTTTAGTGGCGCTAGGGCTTTGACCCCTAGTTGCCACGCCTTACATTGAGTCTTGAACGTGAGCCATACGCTTGTGTTCGTAGCAAGTTGCTTCGCTAGAACCGCCCTTCATCTCACCCTTACGGCCATCGTGCATACCCATGTGGCTGGCTTCGCGCAAACCGATGCCGTCCATCTTGCCCATGCCAACGCCGCCTTCAATAGGACGCTTACGCTCGCCGCTGGTGTCGCTGCTCAATGCGCCTTTAGGAGGTGTAGCGCCAGTCATAGACTTGGTGGCAACTTCACGATCCATCTTAGGAACGCTAACTTTTTTCTCGCCAGACATATCGGCTTTACCCGCGTCAGGGATCATTTTCTTCATTTCGTAACCCATTTTGGTTTCCTTGCAAGGTTAATGGAACGCCCATTTTATATGAAATTTGAGCTTGTCAACTATTTTCTTTTTTCCATTGTAAAGCGTTTTCTTCTTTGATTTCTTTTTGTATGCCAGCGCTCATGCGGAAAAACATACGAATCCACTTGATTCCACCTAGTCTTTGATACTCAGCCCATTCCGATTGTGTAAGGCGCAGCGTGATTGCTCTGCCTTGCTCTGTCTTCTCTTTCATCTTTTAATCCACATTTTGAACTATATAAAGCACCCATATCAAAATTGCGCCAAACGCCACCACGATAAAAGCACCAAACATCATTAACATAAAGGTTACAGCTACATCCCACATTTTGAAACCTCCAACTTGTATTTGTACAAACCGTTAGTGATGTATTCACGTTCTACCGTGTGGCTACCAAACCTTGGCTTGCGTAAGTGTCTCAATTGAGCGCTTACGCTTGCCTCTGGGTCGCCAGTTTCTTGTGCAATGTCTCTCAGGGTTCGCCACTTCCCATCAGACATACACTCCCAAACCCTAAGAATCTGCCCAGTTAATCGGGCATCATCGCGGGTTCGGTTGTAATCCGCGCCGTTAAAACGTAGATCAAGCTGCATGGTCAGAAAGGAATTCTGTCGTCCATGTCATCAAAACCAGCTTTGCGCGGCTTTTCTTCCAGCTCGTAGCAATTAGCCCAGCCGGTCCAACCGCCTTCCACCAAAGGTATGGTGTCGAGCTTGATTTTGAGGTTGTCGCCATCTTCAAACAAGCTGCCAATGGTTTGGTAACGTTTCTTTTCTTGGGCATCTTTGTTGATGTAAGTGCCAGTAATCACTACGATATTCTTGATTTTTCTCATGTCATGCTTTCAGTTTGTTAAGTTTTCGGATTTTGTCTTCTACATCCATCAAAAAGTTAATTACCTCTTTTTCAAGCTCGGCAACATATAGCGGGTGGTATTCCACTCTTTTGATGAATAGCTGTAGACCTTCTTCCATGCGCGGGTCAAATGATGCAAAGTCGCACCATTGCCGGCCAGTCGTACACATTTGCCACTGCATTTGAATGTTGTACTTTTCAGGGACTTTTTGGTCTAATAAAGTTTGAATATGGGTCGCGGTGTTAGGGCATTTAATTTCTACCAAGCCAAACTCACCCACCAAGCCGTCAGGAGACGCGCCAGCGCCCTCAATAGTTGGATGGACTACAAAGCCTACTTCTTGTACCAAAACATCCTTGGCCAGCTCGTAAGCACTGCGGGCATAAACTTCCTGATCTACACCCCACTGCATGGCCGAGTTTGAATACGATTCCGCAGGCTTGCCGGTCATGCGCTCGCATACCAATTGAGCTAAGTAGTTTTCCCTGCTGGCGCTGTAGCCTGTCTTGGTCTTGGCAACAATGTCGGCTACGCGGCTGGCGGTGACCTTACCGCACCTGGCTGCAAACCATTCTTCACTCCGCTGCTCCATTTGTGACCTCCAATTCTTCAAAAATATTTTTAAAATAGTCTTTTTCACACTGCAAAAACAAAGCATTTATGGTTTTTAAATTCAATCCAAGATGACTATTAATTTCAGCAGCAAAACTTAAAGCGGCAATTAACATAAATTCATCTTTTTCATCTTCGCAAAATAAGTCATACATGGTTTCTACATTTGGAATTACATCCTTATATGTGTAAGAAATCATTTGTGACCTCCAATTTTGTAGTTAATAAAAGAGCATATGTGGCCACGTCAATTTGACTTGCGGCTTTGTAAGCACGTTTACGCAAATCAGCAGTGCGATCAAATTCTGTTAAATCCTTAACCGCACGTTCCAAATGCCATTGCGTCAGTTCTTCCAAAGCGCGTTTGGCCATAACCAATGTTTCTAAGGATATTTCGTGTTTCATTTAACCTCCAACTTAGCTTTTTTTTCATCCTTACGCGCAATAACTTGTTTTTGCCAGGCTGGTTCAGCATTGGCGGCGGCATACGCGGCTTTGTAGGCTTTCTGCAAATCTTCTAATGTGTTGCATTCGTCCATCGCGGCCAGCAAGTCAGCAATCTTGTGCTCGTCAACAGTAGATTTAATTTCTGTACGGCGGCTGGCGCTGTTGCCGTCATCATCTTCAGGCGCTATTCCGCAAGCTGCCATCAGGCTGTAGCGTCTTGCGTAAGTCAATGCCGAGCCGTAACCCTGTGGGTCTTGCTTGGATGCAGGCACTTGCAAAATACCGCATTCCAGCACTTCGCCTGATTCGTGGACAAATACAGTCTCCACCATTACGCCTGTTGCGTTGTCATAACAACGCTGGATTAAAGCTATGCCGTTATTGTTTAAAGCGTCTACAACCGCCTCCACGCAGGCAGAAAGGTCAGCGTAGCGGGATTTGAAATGCGGGTTGGTGCTGGATTTAAGAGCTGGTCCAAATGCCTTTTGTGCTTTTACAAAGGCTGCGGCAATTTTGGGTCCGATTGGTGTTTCCATGATTGTTCCTTAAAAAGTTTTGTTGAAATGACCGTTAATTGCTGATGCAATACGCTGGCGGGTTGGCGGCATATAGCCTGCATATTCCTTAACTTCTTCTTCAATCCACTGCAAATGCAATTTTGGAATGTCGTAAGTTACGTTGATGCCGTCTTTGTAAACATAAATGTCAAAGTAGCCATCTACGTCCCAATCTTCACCCTCGTACCACGTCCAATCAACAGTAACCTCATCCCAAATCAAATAGGTAATAAATTTGCCTGTATCGCCGTCTTGCATGATTAAGCCCTCCAAACAAAAATGTCGAGAGCAACCACTACCAAAGCAATGATGGCAACAATGTAAACAGCGATTGCTGTCCAGTCGGTGGGTTTGGTGTATTTTTCAATTTCAAACATTTAGGTTCCTTAAAGTACAGCTTGCGTTGCGCTACTGCATGGACTGAATTATTAACCTTGCTTAACTTAATTGCAAGCACTTTGCATAATGTCCGACTATTTTGTGGGGATTTTGATGTTTAGCTAGCTTAACTTAGAATTAACCTATGACCAAATCAGAATTAATACGACTTGCAGGCTCAGGACGTGAGCTTGCCAAAATATTAGGTGTTTCTTTTCCAGCAGTTAGCCAGTGGAAAGAACAAATTCCTGAGCTGCGCCTGCGCCAGCTAAAGGACTTGAAACCTGAGTGGTTTGTGGTGTAAGATTGTTTGAAACGCGGCTAGGGTAGCTCCCGAAAAGACGATTCTTCACCGTCCTGCCGAAGTTTCTCATGTGAAGATGACCAACGAAGTAAGGTTTTATGCACTATTATCAATTTAATATTGGCGACTACAAGTCGCACACAAACCATTTGGATTTGCTAGAAGATTTGGCATACCGCCGACTTCTTGATCTGTACTACCTCCATGAACGCCCGTTGAACAGCGGTATAGCGGCTGTTGCTCGGCAGATTGGTATGCGTGAGCATGAGGACAAGGTTAAATTAATTCTTGAAGAGTTTTTTAATATGTCTGAAGATGGCTGGATAAGCGTTCGCGCTGACCGTGAAATTAAGCATTACAAGGCAAAAATTGAACAAGCATCTAGGGCTGGCAAAGCATCCGCTGAACGTAGGTCTAACGGCGGTTCAACGGACGTTCAACCAACCAATAACCATAAACCAATAACCAATAACCATATAAATACCAATATATGTCCACCTGACGGTGAACCCGACCTAGCACCAATTAAGAAATTACCTGAATGCGACCATAAAGCAGTGATTGAGCTGTACCACGAAAACTTGCCCACAATGCGGCGGGTTGAGGTTTGGAACGAAACCAGGGCTGGTTACTTACGTCAGCGATGGCGGGAAGTGGCTGCGGAGCTTGCACAGGAAAAACCCATAGAAGCGGGTGATGTGCTTAACTGGTGGGCTGAATTCTTTCAGTCTGTTGGCAAATCACGATTCTTGACTGGCAGGGTCAATGGCAAAGATGGTCGGGCTTTTGTTGCCGATTTAGAGTGGCTTATCAAACCAAGCAATTTTGCAAAAATAGTGGAGGGAAAATATCATGGCAATAACTAAGTTCACCCAACAAAAAGATGATGCGTTTGACGATGTTCAGCGCTTAATGTGTTCAGTACACAATTGTCAAAGACGCTGGTCTGTCCACATGGAGGGAGATAAGCCTAAATGCTCAAAACACGCCTGGCAGCTAGATGACTACAAAGCACCCGACCTAAAAGAAGTTTTTAAGAATGCTCGTCCTGTCAAACATTGGCAGGATGATGAGGAGGTGTTTTGAAATATCTTAGCGTCTGTTCAGGCATTGAAGCCGCCACAGTTGCTTGGCATCCGCTTGGCTGGGAAGCTGTAGCTTATTCAGAAATTGAACGATTTCCATCAGAAGTGCTTGCCCACCATTATCCAAACACGCCTAATCTTGGCGACATGACCAAATTTAAGGAGTGGAATTTTGAATCAAATGTCGATCTTCTCGTTGGAGGAACACCCTGCCAATCATTCTCTGTCGCAGGACTTAGAAAAGGATTGGATGACCCTCGTGGCAACCTCATGCTTACCTATCTTGCCATTGCTGACAAATTTAAACCCAAGTGGATTGTTTGGGAAAACGTTCCTGGTGTCCTGTCATCTAACGGAGGAAAAGATTTTGGAGTCTTCCTCGGGGCGCTGGGGGAACTCGGGTATGGGTTCGCATACCGCGTTCTTGACGCTCAATACTTCGGAGTGGCCCAAAGACGCAAACGTGTGTTCGTTGTCGGATACCTTGGAGACTGGCGAGCTGCCGCAGCGGTTCTTTTTGAGCGCCATAGCTTGCAAGGGCATTTTGCGCCGAGCAGAGAAAAGAGGCAAGGTGTTGCCGCCAGCACTATTCCAAGCGTTGCAGGCAGTCTCGATACAGAGTGCGGAGGAGGAAAGCTAACGCATCAAAGCGTTGCCAATGGTCACATAGTGCCAGCTAAACCTCAATGGTGGGACGGCGGCGATCTTGCGGCAACCATCACCACTAAGTCAGATGACCAACGTATGCCTGACAAAGCCAACGCTCAATTGGTGATGCAACCCATTGCACTTGCAGAGAACACCATTGGAAGGCAACCACATAACGGCGGCAACGGCGATGGGTTTACCGATGGCGGTCCGATGTACACGTTAAACGCCACAGGTGTGCATGGTGTGGCGCAACCCATTGGAGTTGACACTTACAACGGCACAGAAACTGGTCAGGTTTCATGCACGATAACTGCGGATGTTGGCGGTCCAACGCACAGCGGTCCAAAGGTATTGCAGTCAGTTGTGGCACCCACTTTAACCGCCGCCAATGATCCAAGCAGATCACCACAGTCATCCGAGGTAACGAATCAGGTGTATTCGGTATATCAATCATCCATGGCCGTCAGAAGATTGACCCCTATTGAATGCGAAAGATTGCAGGGCTTTGGCGATAACTACACCGACATAAAAACAAAAGGTAAACCGACTCCTGATGGCCCACGCTACAAAGCATTGGGCAACAGTATGGCAGTACCCGTAATGGCATGGATTGGTGCAAGAATTCAACAGTATGAGGATTTATATGGACAGAAATGAAGCAAACCGACTTCTTGACCAGCACAAAGAAACACGTCAACTTAGCTACGCTGACACCACAGCAGCGCTTAGAGCTACTGGAGACTATGAAGATAATGGAGGCGCGGGAATGGATAGCGAGATACCGCAAGAAAGTGAAAGACCATGGGAAAACGAATGCTTCCGGTTGGTGGCAGCAAGTCTTGTTAGACATAGAGAAAAAGCGTGGGTTACCCGCCGCTAATGATTTACGAAAGCTAATGAATGCGATACGCAGCTCGGACTGATGAAAACCAAGCCGCCATAGTTAAGGCTTTGCGGGATGCTGGCGCTTATGTGTGGATTATTGGCTTGCCGGTTGACCTTTTAGTTGGCTACAAAGATCACACGTTCTTGGTCGAGATCAAAACAGACGCTAAAAAGCGTTTAACAGCCCTACAAGCCGACTTTTTTGAAAAGTGGTGCGGAGGTACGTTGGCTAGGATTGACAGCCCTGAAGCGGCTCTTAGGATGATTGGGGTAGTTAAATGAAACCAGAAGAAGCAGCACAAGACATACGCAACAAAGCGCCAGCTTATGGCGAGGCAAAAGCCCAGCGGGTTTACCTTGAGGAATTCCGCAAAAGCCAAAAAGCGCTGTTAATGCGTGATGCGCTAAGTATGGGATTTGAAGCCGCCAACGCGCAAGAACGCGAAGCCTATGCCGACCCTGCTTACCAAAAGTTACTTAAGGGCTTGGCCGCGGCTATTGAGCAGGAGGAAACCTTAAAGTGGGAAATTGAAGCTGCCAGGCTTGATATAGAAATTTGGCGTACTCGCGAAGCTACAAACCGTATGCAAGACAGGTCGCATCAGTGAACAACAAGCCCACAAAAAAAGAACGCGAGCATTTGGCCACAATTAAGGAAATGCCTTGTGGGGTTTGTGACGCGGCTGGTCCATCGGATGCCCACCACATAGTCCAGCATGAACAATACCTTTGCATACCGCTATGTAAAGACTGCCACCAAGGGTCGTTTAATGGCATCCACGGCCAAGCAAGGATTTGGAGTGTCTACAAAAAGACTGAGATGTCAGTCCTTAACGAAACCCTGCGAAACTTGCTTTAGGTTTTCCGCATATTAGGCAGAGGTGCGGCCTTTTGGCTGGCCTCATGTGACCGGTGCATGGGGTGAGCATGAGCCATATCAGTCTTTTCATGCTTTTTCAGCTCTTTTTCAAGCGCTGCAACCTTGCGGTTTTCTTTTTTGTACTCACGTTCAACAACATATTCCTTAGCTTCTTGAGCTTTGGACTCGCCTTTTGTAAGTGTAAAGTTTGTAGCCATCGTTTCTCCTTAGATGAACTGTCATATTAAGACTTTAACATTTTACTCGGCAATCGTGCCATAACAAGGGGTTTATTATGTACAAGATTGAAATTAGCATCGGTGATTATGAGTGGTCTAGTGATTCATTGACTATTGAAACAAGCGATTTTGACAAGATCGCCATTATTCAAGAGTTCATCGAATTCCAAAAGATGTATGGTTGGGCTGTTGACTATGACGTTACCGACGAATACGAATACTTGCAAGAAGACGACGAAGGCGACGAAGAAACTGAAGACGGCGAAGAAGCCGAAGAAGTTGAAGTCGGCGAAATCGTTGAAGACGAAGACGGTATGGTTTGGGAACGCGTGGCATAATAATCATGTAGTTGCCTTTTGGGGGGTCTTAGGACTCCCCTTTTTTTTATTCAATGTCGTGATCTGCTTCTACGTCTCTAGCCAGTTGGCGCCAATCTAAGCTGCGTCGATACAATGTATATATACGTTCTTCACTCAGCGGCTCAGAACGGCGGTTAAGCCGGTCGTTTGCTTCAGCTAAAGAGAGCTGGGTTTCATTCAGAATGCTATGCAGCTCTTTGATTTCTGCTCTGAGAAAATTAACCAAGTCATACGTCATAAACCTTACCCCTAAATTCAATTTTGCCCTCTTCCCATTTGTGTACCAACTCTGGCCACAAAAGCCTTCCTTCATGAAATGTCAATATGGCAAAGCCTGACCGCCAGTTGGTGGGACCATCTTCTAAGTAATTTATGAATTGGGGTCCATTAGGTTCCGCAAGGGTTCCAGTGTCTACGCCAAAGCGTGTGCCGTTGTAGTCGCTGTAAGGAGTGACCTTTAAGCTGTGCAAATGCCCTGTAACCATTGTTTTGCCCGACATTGAGGTATTGCCGTGCGTAGCGTGGATGCCGCCCTTCCAGCGGTGTTTAACGACCACCTCATCGGTAGGCCAGCAGCTCCAGCATGGATGCCATGTGGGAAAATGGTCTTTTAAGGCAAAGCCTTTGACAAACTCATATTGAGGGGCGTTAGCTGCTAGACGGTTTTCAAACCTAGCATCATGGTTGCCTAGTGTCCACACAAGGTTTACATTGTGTCTTACCTTTTTGGCGGCATCTTCTATTTCACCAAGAGCTATTTCACAGGCTTTCAGCTCTTGGATTACCGATGGCGTTGAATCCCATCCAATACGAGGAAAGCGAGAAATACTAGCGCCATCAAATACATCTCCATTGGCAATGATGGCTTTAGGCTGAAACTCTTTAATTGCCCAAAGAACGCCTTTAAATGCCGTTGTATGTATGCCTGGCCAAAAATGAGCATCGCTAAAAACAAGAACAACACCATTTTCAATGCCTAATTCTTTTCTAACTGGGTTATCAGTTTTGGCAATAGATGGAGGTTTATAGCTAGAGGTAAGTGCAATCCCTGATTTATCTTCAATTTCTTTACGCCGCCTAAGAATCTGTCGTTCACTCATGCTTGTAGCCGCAGCCATTTTGCTACCTGATTTGTATGTATTCCAAATTTCTACAAATTCTTCATCGCTATAAACTGGCTTTGGCATGACAACTCCATTGAAGTTGTCTGAAATTAAACTAAATCAATGACAAGCAAATGAAACTTAATGTTAAGCGTACTCTCTTGTACCTGATTTGTCTATTATTAACGACATTAGTCTAGGTTTTGCATCATCAGCGTTTGGAATTGAAACGTGTGTCCAAGAATTGAATTCTCGAATACATTGATCGAATGGTAAGCCCGATGCAATGATGGCTTTAACAACCTCATCAGGGGTCATGCCTGGCACTCTTATATCCGCAGCACACCCGCGGCGATGCTGAGACTTGTCAGACGATCCCACGGCTTGGTTAACTTCCGCGCTGCGAAACGCGCTATTCACCATGATTGGCTTGCCGCCAAGAACTTCTTTGACTTGTTCTAAGAATTCAGCCAGTCGGACAAGATTAGCAATCTCGGCATCATTTGGGGTATTGTCAAACTGCCGATGGTCGGTAACAGTCAGCTCTTCAAGTGTAAAATGAGTTGTGAGGTTCATGGAGTTGGACTCGATTTATGGAGTAGTTCGTCCTTTTTTTGGCTACCAGCAGAAGAACCAAAGTAAAACGCAATGATGCCGGTCCAAGCTGTACCCAAACTGCCTAACATCAACATTAGCGCATCAGATGTTTTAAAGTGTTCAGTCATCAAGCCAACCAAGATGCCAAAGAAACCCAAAGTTACAGCAATGGCCATCAGACCAGGTATGTAAGACTGGGTGGAGGCTTGCATCTGACGCGCTGATTTGCGGTCGTCTACGGCGATCTTTTCAAAGTCTAAGCCTAATTCTTGGGCGCGAGCTGCCATAGCGATTTCAGCTTGTTTGATAGCGCCTATCTGTTCAGCAGATAACTTGCCCTCGGCAATGGTCTTATTAACGTCTTTAGGGTCAACTCCAATAGCTTTGCTGATAGCGTCAACCGCCAAGCCAGCTAATGGACCACCGAATGCTGTTGCAATAGTGGGCGCAACTTGTTTTAGCCAATCCATTATTTTTCCTTTGCTTTGTTAATCAACTTTTGAACTTGCTCTTGCTGGTGCTTTGCTTCTTGTTTAGCTTCAAGTACATCTATATACAAGTTAGCCAAAAGAGGTAGCAACATAACTACCAACACACAAGCAGCAATCCAACCCATCACGTTTTCCCAATCTTGAGTAAGAGGCCGAGGAGTAACCACATATATAGGAGGAATAGGATAGTCGCTAGCAGATACGCCTGTTTTTCTCTTAGCAGCCGTTCCTCTTCCTTGCGTTGCCATGATTCATTGTCTCGCTTCTTTCTTGCCTTGTCTTGCTCTTCCTGAATAACGTCACGCATCTCAAAGGTTTTGCTATACAACGCGCCCATCTCTTTAGGAGCGCCGTACACCATTGCCTCCCTAATCTCCACCTCCAACGCAACCATCTGGTCTTGAGCCATCACCCGCTTTAGGGCTGCCTCCATTAAGTTGGCATCAGGGTCATAGACGTTCTTTGACTTTTCTTCCTCTTCCCTTATGTGCGCCGCCAACTGTTCTTGCAATTTAAAAAACTGTGTAAGCTGGCTAACAATGTCAGCCATAACTTGCGTTTCGTCAACCGCTACAAACTTTTCTTTTTTGTTCGTCTTTTGCGCCACAGGCTTGGGCGAACCAAAGAGCTTTGACCAAAACGACTGAACTTGTCTAACATCTCCGACAATTTCCTCAACAGTAGACTTGACCTCCATGAAAGAAGTCTTAGCCTGCTTATATAAATCACAGCCTTGCTTAATAGCTGCAACACACGCATTCGCAGCAAAGAGAATTGAAAGAGGATCAATTTTTAACCCTTGTGTAGCCAGTTGGTTAGATAACCAATAAGGCTAGAAATCACAGAAACAACAACCATGCCCATCCAAAACCCGCCCTTGGATTGATTAGCTAACGCCAACAGCGTGGCCATACCATCCTCTAGCTTGTCAATTTTCTTTTCAAGCTCTTCAACTTTTTGCCAAAGAACGCCGTATTTAACCAAGTCAATTTTTTCATCCATGATTAACTCTTCATGATGTACGCAAGTGCGTAGTAGGGGTTAAGAATGTTAAACGCTGTTCCTGATCCGGTTGCGGCATTAGTTGTAGCAACAGTAATACCTGTCACTGCTGATGCTGTATTGGCTGCAACCATAGTTGTATCACCACCCGCTGCTCTAGCAGAACCAACCAAAACAGCGCCACCAGTGTGGAAGTGCCCAGGATCAGTAACCACAGAAGTTGCAGTATGCGTGTGGCTTGGCATTTCACTTGTGGTTAATGTGTGCGTTGTTGAACCACCAGTTGCGGCAACAGAATATGTTGATCCAGCTCCAACAACAAAACGATCACGCAAATCAGGCGTACCGTTTGAACCATCACACAAATACCAGCCCGATGGAATGCTACCTATTGATCCATACCATAGCGAAATCAAGCCTGCTGGTATGGTTGTCCCTGTTGCAGCGGTAGTTCCAATAATTCCATATAAGTTGTCATAAGTCTGTATGGTGGAACCTGTAGAGGTCTGCAAAACAAACTTGTAATTAAAGCCATACGTTAACCAAATCTCACCTTGTGGTCGGCCATCTGTACCCAGCACAATAGGATTGGTGTTAGCAATAGCTCCATTGATGTCTGAATAGGTGGTTAAAGGCGTTGTTGAGCCAGCCTGATAGGTGTAGATCAAACCACCGTTTAAGGGTAGTCCTGTGGTCGTCAAGAATTGAAAACCATTGCCGATTGGTGAAAGATTGACTGCCATTTTTTAATCCTTGGTTAAACCACTAAATGGATGAATTGCTTGTCTTGCATAATTTTCATGTCCTCTAGACAACATCCATTGTTTTCCGGCCATTGTGAATGGTACAGATGCGCCAGCAGTAGCTGATGCTAATTTAGCTTCTGCTGCGGTAGCTAATCCTTGCGTTGCCAATTCTTTAAGATAAGCACTAAATGAATTTGAATGATTAAACACACCAGCTTGAGGTTTGCCAATTTTGCTTGACAGTAAACCTAATTCAGAAACATCTTGCATTGCTTCTGGCGGTAGTGCTGCTTTTAATCTTGGCGATTCTTTAAGCAAAAAATCAGCAAATCTATCTGACTTCACGTTAGATGAATTTGCATTTACTTGTTGATTTTTGGCTCTATCAAGTTCTGCAAATGTCATAGCTTGATTAGCAATGTCATTAGGATCGATTTCTGCTTTCATGCGTCTAATTGCTTCAGGCGTTGCAGTTGACACATATTTTTTGTGAAAGTTAGCTGCATTAAGGCTTTCACCTTGTGATGATGCATCTTCTAAACTATCGAATTCTTTTACTGCAGCTTTGTATGCAGGATTAGATCGAATAACATCTTGTCTTTCTTTGTACAAAGATCGTGCTTTATCTGCCAATTGTTTTAACTGAGCTGCTTGCGGATCAAATGCGGCATTTTCTTCATTAAATACAGGCAGTTTTTCCACTTCTTGCCTAATAAGATAAGCAGCCGCCCTTTTGTTAGGCTCTCCTGTTCTCATATCATTTGCTAAATTTGTTCGCAAATTTTCGTATTGTTCAAATGTTGGATTTTCATAGAACGATTTTAGATCAGCATTAATTTCAGGCGAAACACGATTTGTTTTCATGCCTTTTGTTAATGCCGTTGATATATTTGTTTGTAATGTTCCTACATCAATTGGGAAATTTCCACCATTAGCATCTTCAAGTGCTTTGTAGGCTTGTGAAATATTGTCAAGACGAATTTTGTCTTTTGCCGCTAAACCATTAATTTCATGTTGACCAAGTTCAGATGCGTCAGCGGTTGCTGATATATCAGGGGCGTGTTTGATTTTTGCGGTTTCAAATGCATCTGCCAATTGTTTGGGTTGGTTAGCAAAATGATTGCTTAAAGTATCTGTTTTACCTCGAGCATTCCATTCATCTACATAACGATTTAAATCACCTGTGCGTTGCCCCGCAGTTAAATCCACTCCATGCTTTTCTTCCAAAGCGCGTGTTTCAATAGCAGGCACATTAACAGATTCCAATGGTTTAGATTGAATATGTGATTGCAATTCAGGCGATGCATTTGCAATTGCCGCATTCACATTTCCACGCAAAACCGCAGCCGGTGATGCTTGAGCAGCTCCAACGTTTTGAGGCATTTGGCTAACGTCCATTTGTGGCTCAATGCGAGTTGGCTCACCAGTTCTTAATTCTGCTGCGTAAGATGGAATTTCTCTAGCAACTTTAAGCCCCATTTTTCCTAGCTTAATGCCCCCTGGAATAACTAATAATGCATTTGCAACAAGGTGGTGGGCAGATTCAGGCGAATAACCTCGACTAATTAACATATCCATGGCGGGTTGTGCGCCATATTTATTAACAAATTCCATAACTTGACTAACTGGGCTTGCCTCATAAGAAGCCGTGCCTTGACCAATTTGATTATCTTTTAAATTAGCTAAATTGCCAGGTTGCAAATACGATAAAGGGGTTGAAACGTATTCGGATATTTGTTGTGCGCGTTCTGGTGTTGAGCCGCCCATTAAAGCTCCACCATAAGTTAAACCGCCAGCAACTTGAGCAGGCAAACCTAAAGGCAAATCCAAAGCAGACAATCCAGTAGCTTGTGCGCCTTGTCTTAGCTGAAACATTTTCATCAGTGCTTCACCAACAAGGGGGTTGCCTTTTGGCCTTGCGGTGGGTTCGGGGCTAAAAGCGTTTTGAATTGTTTCTAATGCATTAAAAGCGTTAATGGTAGGGTCTAAAGAATAAGGCGAAAATTCTTGTGTAGGTTGCAAGTTTTCAGCATCAGGCTGCAAATCTAATCTGCGGCCAAACATTGCGCTTTTCTTAGGCGCTGTTAAATCTTGTGGGACATCAAATGCAGAAATGGTTGCATCATTTGAATAATCAGCCATTAGAAGTCCCCTGTTTGTAGTCGTCTAATGTTAATTGCTTTTTGTTTTAACTGTTGGAGTTCAGCAGGCGTGGAAATTCCAATTATGCGTTTAATGTCTTCTTGTTTTTGCTTTGGTGTTCTGTCAGAAGCATTAATGTTTTCCACCATAAAAATGCGTGGGTCATAGTTGCTTTTCCATGCTTGTTGAAAATTGTCGGCATGAATAGCTGAGTTGTATGGGTCTTTGCCTTTGTATGAAGATAAACCTTGGTTGTACATCTGCGCCGCCAATCGAGTTGCATCAGTACGTTCAACAATTTTGGCTAGTGCTTTGGGATCAATGTCACCAGAACCGTTAGCTACAGCAACAGTATTTTGTGCATTGACCGAATCAACACCGCCCATCATTTTGGCTTGCAATAATTGGTTTTGCGATAAGTCTTTAAGCAATGTGTCTAATTGCTCATTACCAGCCAAGAATTTTCCACCTTGGCGCAATAATTGGCCAGGCTTGCTACTTTGCGCTTGGGCTAAGTTTTGTTTGATGCTCTTAAGAATAATGCCTTGATCGGCTGCGTTTTGGTTTGCAGTTGCCGCATCAGCAAACATTTTTTGACCAGCCTCATATCTAGTTTGTTGCTGGGTATTCATTTGCGTCAAGCCGCCTTTGGCCACAGGCATATCTTCTTTGACTAAAGGTGTTCTTGTGGTTGCCTCTGGAATTTTTGCTCCGGTGACCGCCGCAGGAGGCGCGACATTTCCTGTGGTAGCTGATCCACCGCTTGGCGCTGGTACTGGTTGCAATGTTGGTTGACCGCCTGGCGTTTTAGGTGGTCCTGCAAAATACTTGATGCCATTAACTTCAACAATGCTAGGCGCTGGAGAAATACCGCCAGGAGATTCAAAAGAAACTTTAGGTTGATTGCCGTAAATTGCTGGTGTAGTTCTAATAACTTGACCAGATGGTGTAGTTTCAACCTTCTCTAATCCAGCAGCTCTCTTTTCAGATGCAGACAAACCTATGTTTATCATGTTTTGCAAATGAGCAGGAAACGCCGTTGGGTTTTGGATTGCCGTCATCATTCCAGGCGTTGTAGCCATATCTAATCCCTGTGTTGGGATTCCTCTAGCAATTGCTTGAGCTTTAATTTCGTGCATTACTTCAGCAGCATTTGCAGGATTTTTCTTTAAAGCATCAGGAGATAATCTTGCATCATTGGCATACCCACCCATGATTTTTGTTAAATCATCCTGATACTGCGCATTTAACCCATATTTACTTTTTAGCGCTTCTGTTTGGGCGGTTTCGGCTGCTGATTTTGCTTGAGAAATGCGAGGTTCTGCTGTTTCGCCAGCTACGTTGTATTCAATTCCTGATCGGCCTGCTTCTGATGTTGCTCTAGATACCTCCAAAGGCAAAAGAGTTTTCAATCTGCCAAGTTCTGTTTGCGCTCTTTCTAGTTGAACAGGGTTCATCTGTTGCGCTTGCTGATACTGCTGGGCAGCGTTGGCCATATTGACCATCTCACCCAAGGACATTCCTTGAGGTGGTTTGATTTGTGTTCCTACTGGTGTGAAATCTGCCATGATTTATTGACCTATTGCGTTGTAAGATTTCATAAAATTACCACCGCTTACATCAGAACTACCAGCTTTTGGCGCTAACAATTGCGAAAGCAAATAAGAACTACCGGCTCCCGCTAGACCGCCACCCAAAGCATTAGCTTGACCAACTTGGCCACTACCCAAAGCGGAGCCTACATTGGAAATTGCGTTGCCAATATTGCTACCGGCATTTACTGCAGCTCCAGTAGTTTGGCCAAGTGAAGTTTGTCCTAAACCAGCCATAGATGCCAAAGTGTTGTAAATGTTGCTACGTTGAGTGTTAAAACGATTAAAAGCATTTCCATATTCTTGGCTAGCTTGGCCTTGGGTATAGTCTTGCATACCAGTTAAAGCGTTACCACCAATAAGCCCACCAGCGGCATTTTGTTGAGCTGCTAATTGACGTTGACCTTGGGCAAGTCGGAATGCGTAGCCTGGGTCCATGCCTGCCGCAAACTGCTCTGGTCCAAACTGTTGTGTTAAATAACCAGAGCCTTGACCTTGACCTGTGACGTTGCCAGTTGCGTCATACATCCCATAAGTGCCACTACCAAGCTGACCGATTTGGTTAAGGGCGTTATAGCCTGTTTGACGAAAAGGAGCTTGCTGGGCATTCTGTACGTCAAACATCTGCTTCTGCAAATTAGCAGATTGTTGCGCCGCATCAGCTTGTATTTGAGCGCCCTTTTTTGCACTTGAGCCTGAAAACAAACCGCCCAATAAACTTGAGCCGCCCATAATTGCTGCTGGAATCCATGCCATACTAATCCCCTTTGATTAAAACTTCATCCACTTTTGCTGGGTCTTTTTCTTCAGTAGAGTGGATGCAATACCAAATAACATCGGTCAGGGCTTTTACGCCGTGATTCAAACCCGCTTTAATTTCAATGCAAGCAGGCGCTTCAATAATGTGGTTTTCACCGGCATTTGCCACAATCACCTTACCACTGGCAATAATGGACAAATGGCTGTAATTGTGCTGATGCTGAATCAATGTTTGCCCAGCAGGAATGTGCGTTTCCTTGGCATACAAATGGTCGGCAAAATGGTGAATTATTGTAGGTTCCATAGTCACTGATTGTAATAAGGAACTTTGAAATTTTGACCATTTACCGTAACATTTATAAAGCCAACTGGGTTAGCCGGCAAAGATGCCGATCCAGCCGTAGCAGTTGTAGCGCTTGAAAAGTTAAGCAAATTCAAAAAGAATTGTTGCCACGCTCTGGTTGGGCGCTTTGTTGAACCGTCCAAAAACTCGGCTTGGGGGTAAGGATTGGTTTGGCTTGCGCCGTAAAGTCCTGTAGCCATTAGTTATCCCCTGAAGTCGTTTTAAGGTTTGCAGACACAATAACCGCATTTACAGGGTCGCTTATCACCACCTCAAAAACTCTGTCCCTAGCCGTTCCCAAACGCCTCCAAATTGCACGATTCTTGTAGCGTCCTTGCTGGCCAATAGTTACCCAATGTTCATTAGACCAAGTTGATCCACCGTCATTTGACCATCTGAGCATAGCCTGTGGATAAGTAGTTACGTTGCTAGGTAACAAAGGATTAGCAATACCAAGAATGTAAATATCGTATGGACCAATCGTAAATGTTCCATCAGACGGAATGACGTAAGTGTCGCCCAAGTAATTGCCGCTAGTAGCAACTGAAACGCCAGTTGTGCCTACGCCAGGCTGAAACTGTATTTGCAACTCATCAAAGTATTCTCTTTGAAAGTCTGTTACCAAGTGCGGTGCTCTGCGAAGCCTGCGAATTGTTTGGCCAGAATCGGTGTAATTCTGTTTGTCTAGCTTGTAAATCGTACCGTTAGAGTAATCCCCAACAAGCACAGTTCCTTGGAATACCGAACAGCAATTACCGCGATGTCTTTCGTATTGTCCATTATTGTTGTAATACAGCCATTTATGCCACATTCCTGACGCAATGTCATAAGCCCATGTAATATTTATTGTGGGAAAAGAAATAACGTATATTTCATGGCCTTCTAACTGGTAAGTCCATGAGATAGCGTCATCAATGTATTGACCAACAAGGGTATTTTCTACAGCGTGGGTAGAAATCCTAGATGGTATATACCCATTCATCTGCATGATTTCAGCTTGGCCACGGTTGTTTCG